CGTGGGAGCTGGCAGGAAAAGGATCGTTTTCAACATAGTCGGTGGTTTGGGTTAAAGGTGTGACTCTGACTAGGATGACCTGCTGAGCACTGGTTGGGACGTTTCCACTCGTGAAGGTTACCGTGCCTCCACCTGTTTCACCTATACCGCTAACGGTGTAATGCGTCGTGACCGTTTTAAGTGTCTCTGCGCCTGTGGCTGTTGTCCGTATGTAGACCTTCAGCTCACTTGAAGCGAAAATCTTGAAAGTATAATTAAAAGCTGTCGTGCTCCCATTGCCCGAATAGCTGTTTTTTATGGTCGTGGTTGATACGGTCATTCTTTTAGCTCCAGTTTACCTAGATAGGCTTCAGCAAGGTTTTCGTTTCCTTTTTGTTCAATCAGGTATTCAATTGCTGCTTCAAAAAATTGATCTTCAATTTTTTTTAACATATCGAATTTATCTTCTTTCGTGCTTCTTCGGTGGTTGTACAATCGGCTGTCTATGCGTCGTTCCAGTGCTTCTTTAAAAGATAGTCCACGACCGAGACCCTTGATGTTTATTTCAATCTGATTTTTGGCAATATTGACCCAATCGCTCTGCTGTTTTTTGGTTAGGCGAACACCTTTTAATTTTCGACGATTATTCGTCAGTGGCATTCCAACACGCACTACTTCTTTTAATAGTTCCGAAGGTTTTTTACCCGGTTGTAGGCTCCAAGGACTGACCATGTTGTAGGTTGCAAGGACTGGGTTCATGTCAAACCGATACCCTCTTACTTTTGGATTACCCAGAACATCATATTGGATTGCTTCGGATTCCGGGTCGTCCTTAATAATACCCCCACGTTTTTGCATCGCTGCTGTGTTGTCTAGAAAGTTTAAAAACTGGCTTTTGATTTCACTCTTTGGCAAGCCAACCAGCCTGTAATCAGGATCTAATCTTTCAGATGGGGCGCGATTTTTGTTAGCCTCCAACGTCATTTTTTCAACATCGTCCACTGTGTACAGTTCACGAGATGTAGAAAGCTTGGTCACTGGTCGCTGACCAGCACGGCCTATGTTTCGGATTGCTGAGCTGTAAGGCAATGGCAAGGGGCCAACCATGCTCCCCAATGGGCCATTAGCTATTATACTAATATCATTGCGTTCCATTCCATGAATGACGGAAGCCATTCCATCCAAAAACGGAAGCGACATAAAATAATCAAGCGAAGCCCACAAAGCAGAAGTTACATAATCACCCACCTTGGTTGGGTCATCATTTCTACGGCTAAACTCCACCGCCTGTGCAATTAATCCAAAGAAAGCCCCGACAGGTTCCAAACCAGAATATCGCAGGTAAGTCACCGGGCCATTATATAAGCCCGTCTTTTTATCAAATAATGGCAGGTCTTCACCGTTAGCATCTTTAGGCCAGTTCTCTCCTTTAAAAACCAGCGAGTAGGGTTGCCAACCCGGCGGCAGCATATTGCGCTGTTTCTGACTTCGCGGCATTCCCCCGGTTATTCGACCACTCATAGCCATTTCGGCAATCATGTAGCCTGTCCCGGCTGCAAGGGATAAATTGCCCATCCGACGATCAAATGCTTTTTCACCGTTAAAACCCATTAAATCTTTATAGGCTTTCCGATTGACCGCTTGCAGTACTGAATTATCATAAGTCAATCGCACTGTGTTTGTCGGTATTCGTGCAAACGGCATTAATATCCTGCCGAACACGGGTGCTCTTTGAAAATCCTTTGCAAGCTTACCTAGCCACCCGGCATCCTGCGTTAAGGTGCTGACACGGGCAGCTAGATCAAGATCCTCGCCTACGCCTCTGGGGTCCATCCAGCGCATGATAGCCGCATCGACGGCCTCGGTTTCACTGCCGCCTTGTCGTCTGACCACAGCCGCTTCGTGTCCCGCTCTAGCGTAAAGCTCCCCACGTTGGTTCATCACCTTCCAGAATGTATCGGCAAACTCCAAGGCGGTGCCGGGGGCACGGATAACTCTCCCAAGCGCATTTGTTCCCATCGCCCAAATATGATGCTTTGCAGGATCAATATTCAGATTTTCAGCATCAATATTTTTGTACTGAAGACCTTCTATTTTAGAAACGGCATCGGCTGGCATTTCAGTTCTTGCCACCTTCGATGCAACAATCCAGCTATCCTTAAATGATTGAGAGTACCCCTTTATCCGCATAAACGGCTCAGACAGGTAAACGCCATCATCTTGCCCGGTAATTGAGCGTCGAACTGTACCAAAAACCCCGGCACCAATTTCCTGCCCTAATTGATAAGTCATCCAGATAGGTGTGCCGAAAACATTTTTAAGTTGCGTTGAAGTCCAGCTTAGTAGGCCATTAACATATATTTCTTCCCAGATACCCTGACCTTTTGCCGCCCACCCTTTCATCGCAAGTTCATTAGCCGACTTTTGACCACCATTCTTTAGGGCAGTTCGATAGCTCATTGCCAGTTTCTGCGCTTCTTTTGTTCCTCCTGTTGCGTCCAACATTTCCTTGATCGCTGTGTTTGTCGGACCAAGATCCATGCCAACGGGAATACGGAAGGCTTGCAAAGCCCGTGCGATTTCAGTTTGTGCTGCCTTGGCTTGCATTTGAATACCAGCATGGATTGCCAGTTGTCGCCTGAAGGCAAGCATGGTTTCGGCTGGGGCATTGCCTGTCGCTACAGCCTTTGAAAGCAAATCGAGCTTTTCAGCAGAACGAACCATCAGGGACCGCACAGCCGTCATCTCTGCCGCATTCAACATACCGCCGGGACGTTTCTTTAAAAGTCTTTTCGTCAGGTTTAGATCGTCAGCTAACAGTGCGGAAGCTTCTTCCTGCGTCTGTATATTTGTTTTGACACCACGCTTTGCCGCGAGTGTTGCATCACTGTATGTCCGGGCGACCTCATCAATAAGTGCTTTAACATCGTCCCCGGTTTCGAGGTTGGCGAAATTAAAATCCATACCGCCATCTGAACCAGCTTTTATAGATGCTATTGCTTTATCCCTTGAACTCAGAATTTCATCCGCTACCCTTTCATTAACACCTGTGGTCGTGCCGACTCCTGTGTCAGCCCGTTGTGCTTTTAAAGCTTCTTCAAGAATAAGCTCTTCATCAGTCGGAACCTTGGCAGCTTTTCGACCTTGCTCTACCCACCTTTGATACCCTTCCGGGGAAAGCTTCTCTCTGGCAATCGCGTCCTGTGTCTTGCTGTAGCTAAAGCCTTCACGCTGAACCGTTTCGACAAGTCGTTCAGGGACACGAGGTCCAACACCCTTTGTTGATGGGTCAGGTTTCATAAGGGGATTGACGTTTTTATTAGGGTCAGCAATTGGATCAAGTGCTCTCCATATACTTCTGAAAAGTCCAAATCCTTCTTTAAACATGCCAGCAGTCTGTATTTCATTGCTGCCTAATGACCCCGGAAACGTGCCGCTGTTCTGGTTAGGCATGAGGTTAGTCATGCCACCACTTTGCGTCGTGCTTGCTGCCTCTTTATCTACTTCAGTCAGAGCCATAAATTTTTCCCATAAAAAAACCCACTCGAAAGTGGGTTGTTTCAAAACGATGTGGTTAGTCTATTGTTGAGATGGCGGCTTCGATCCTGTTATCCAACGCTGCCGATCTTGATCTGTAAACGCATCACGCTTCTCAGCGGAAATTTGGTCACGCAGCATTTGCACGACAGGGGAGTCTTCACCTTGTCGTTTAATGCATCGTTCCAATTGTTCTTCTAAACTGCTCATTTCCATCCACCTTTGGGCTTATTCTTTGTTATAACATCAAAGTGCAAAACATTTCCAGTAGTAATAACATCAGGATATTTTTGCATTATCTGAAGTAAAATATCGTGAAATTTATCTTCAATAGAAATTAAATATTCTGCTTGTTGTTTCGCTGTTCCTTTTTTAGGCCACTTAGGATCATAGTCAGGAACATATAACCATCTAATGCCTGTTAGGCCAGCCACACCCTCTGTAGCTTCGGGCGCATTTTTTGCCATCGCTTTAGCTGTGTCAGCCTGTCGAGCGTCTGTGATGAAAGTAAATCCATCTACATCAAGATCGCGCAATACAGTAACAAGTTCTTCACCAAAACTTTCAGGCATTCTTCGTTTAAAAAACAGCTCCGTTCCCGGTTTAGCATTAGGCGTATTTTTTTCTACAACCTTAGCCATAAAGACACTGTCTTGATCGTACTTCTTCGCTATTTTAACAAGCGCATCCATTACAGGTTTTGGGTTAAAATCTTCTCGTGCAACAATCTCTGCGTTTAACGAGCGTTCAGTGACATCGATCATTTCTCCTTTGTCACCTTCAAAACGAAAACGACCATACGAATTGTTTAATTGATACCCGACAACGGCCTTTTGTTTACGCAAAGGTTTATCAAGCGCAGATGCCGTTTTTGCCATTGTCACATTTGTAGGCACTGCCCCTTCACGTTCTGGCGATACGCCTAACACGGTGCGCTGTAGCGGTTTTTGTATTTTCTCTAGCTCAGCTCTCGCTGCGGCTTTTTCTGCTGCGCTAAACTCTGCTTTATTTATAATGGCGCGAAGCTCTTTTACTCTTGCTTGATTTGCTACGCCAGCGACTGCTAACTCATCAGTCGCGCTGCCTCCAATATCGGGATACCCCAACTTTGCCCATTTTTCCTTTTCCAAAAACCACGCCACCGCTTGAAGGTCATCAGGTTTTAAATTACCAATGGTTGGATCAATATTTTTAATCACACCGCTTTCGTTTATTTTTTTCGCAGCATCAGCGAAAACCTGTTGCCCAAATGCAAACTCACCCCCAACCCGTGATTTTTCAAATGTTGATTCAGTTAAATGTTTTCCAGAAACAGCTTTTTCCGCTTTGGGAATAATACGAGGTAACCCAGCAAGATCGCGCAAGTATCGCGCAGCCCAAACATCAATTGTTGCTTCATGGTCAATCCCAAGAACATTTTTTGTAAAGTTTAAAGTTTTTGGAGCCTTGTCTACTTTAACGTCTCTAAATATTCCAAGCAGTGCCTCTGTCGCCGCTGGACTATTAGCGTTGAATAACTCTCCTGTAACTTTTGTAATTAATGGAAACTTGCCGTCTTTAAAAAGCTTGTGCAGGTCTTTGCTACCCATTTTTTCACCAGCTTTTATCCGATCAGAATATGCCTTAATTTCTTTATCAAAATCTCCCCTTGAAAATCGTTGCAGGACAAGAATTGCATTATCAACATTTTGACGAACATTTGTTTGTGCTGATGTGGCACCTAGTAAGTCAGCAAATAAATCACCTAGACCCCCAAACTCTTTTCGTAGCCGTTGGGATGTATCCCGATACCACCTTGCCTGAGCAACAATATCCAGTGCTTCTTTTTCACCTGCCGCAGCACGTCGCGCCAAATTTTCAATCGTTGACACCACACGGTTAGACATATTTTTAAAATGCGTTTCACGTTTTATACGTCCTTTAGGGTTATGAAATGCATAGGCTGGCTGTTTAAATTTAGGAGTAAATTTTAGTTCACCTTTTTCTGTTTTAAATGTGCCTCCAGTTACCTCAAATTTATCCCAGCCTTGGCTTGGTGGATAATCAGCTCGTAACTTTCTAATTACTTGACGGGCAAGTTGTTCTTTAACTCTGTTGCCGCCTGATACGTTTTTAACAACCGACACATCTGCACTGGTCAGTTTTCCTGTTGTTACGGTTGGCCTTTTTAATATTTTTGATATTACACTTGCAGCCCCTTCAGCCTCTTCAGGTGCCGCAGCAGCAGCGACGGCAAGTGCTGCAAAAGCTTTTTTCCAAGGCATAAATTTTATAAACTTTGGAATAAAGGTGAATAGCGATTCAACACCCTTGCCGATTAACGCACCTTCCAGAGCCAAGCGAAAACGATTAGCCTCAGCCTCGTCTGGATTATTCTCAAAATAAAAATTGCCGATATACCGAACCGTATTTAGAAAAGCATTTTTTTCGCCTTCAGATGCAGTCTCAAGATAATCAAGCATCCCAAAGTCTTGCACCATTGTTGTGTGATCATTATCAAACGACACAGCATCAGCCCATGCTGCCCACATATAACCACGAGCTATTGCATTGGCAGAGGTCAGACCTTTGACAATCGTTGCTGCCGGGACGGCGTTAATACCGAACTGCGAAATAAGTGTTACAGCTTCCTGAACTGCCGGGTATTCGGTTTTTTCCTGCGTCCAATCTTTAACGTCCGAGTTATAGGGAATGTATTCACCAACCCAATTCAGAAAATCATTCATGCCTGTTTTAAAATAATTTTCCTGCGCTCCTTTAAGCTTTGTGCCAAATAACCTGTTAGTAATGTCGGCAGCAACTTTGGTGCCGTACCTGCTTGGCAAACTAAACAAATCGGCAACAGCATTATTGAGGTTAGTTGGCCCCTCTATTAATGCACCTTTCACTACACCTTTTTGTAGGTCCGGGCGAAGTTTGTAGAGCCATTCTGCACCTTTTACGATAGGCTTGATCAGGGGTGCAGCAGTCTTGTAAAACACACCATCGACCTCACCATAGGTGACCGGGTTTCCTTGTTCAAAAACCGTTACCTTTTTTGCAAACTCTTCAGCAGGACGACCTTCAAGATCTAATAATTCCCGATCATTATATTTATTTTCCAAATCATCGAGGTCGTCAAAACGATGGCTTGTCTGAACTTCGTCAGAGTTAATCAAAATGCGATTTGCTGACTCTGTAGTGTCGGTTTTAATTTGATTAACTTTTGCACCATCGCCTTTGTCATCGTCTGTTGTCTCTTCACTTGATGCACCGAAAGTGATTGTCCAGTTGTTGAGTTGATTTGGATCTGTTTGCTTAACCAATGTCGTTTGTTTTCTGTTTTCAGGGTAGACATAAGGAGGTCCAAGTTTTTTGTCGTCCTCAACTGCGAGTTTACCTTTTGGGGTTTCAGTCATTCCACACCCCCTTGCTCAGCAATACGCATATATTTTAAAAGAATTTGCAATTCCCTTAGTTGGTTTTTGACCTTTTTTTTCTGTTGAGAACCTAAAAGATTATATTTTTCTGATTGAATATAACGTTCGAAATTTCCTTCAGGATCGTCTCCCAGATTTGGTATGTTGTAGTTTTTCTTATTTCGTCGTACCCAATCATCAAACTCTGGCTGTATTGCTATTTTAAAGGTCTTGAAGGCTTGCTTGGTAATTTTATCAGCTTCAGCATTGATTTCTTGAAAACCTGCTGTGGGATTTGTTCTTAAATAAAATAAGAATTTTTGTTCAGCCTCATTAAAAGCGACATCGGGGGCATCTCCAAGAATAGGAACCCCATAACCCAAAAGTTTGTCTATCTTTTTAACCTTTTGAAATTTTGATCTAAACAAAGCGAGATTTATTTTCTGTGCGTCAGTGCGCTCAGTTTTAAAAATACCCAATGCGTTAGAATAATCAGATTCAGTCAGATGTTTTTTAGCCTGTTGTAAATTTTCCCATGTTAATCTGTCATTCATCGCATAACTACGAATAAGAGACATCACGCCCATGTCTGATCCCTCTTCCGTTGATTTGAAGATAGAACGGTTTTGG